TGAATCACCTATTCAGGATTGGTACCACAACAATGGATGGTATGAAGATCTATGAAATCATCATTGGTAAGTTCAGATTGGCATGGTGTTAAATAATGGGATTCTGGGAAGCAGTATTCACATATTACATCATTGCATTGGGGATAGTATGTGTGGTGGTAGCATATAACTTGTTTTGGAAAAGAAATGAACGAACGAATTAAAGAACTTATCAAAGAGGCTACTTCAATTGAGTATGGCGTAGACAATGGATTTGACATGGTGATATTTGATAAAGAAAAGTTCGCCGAGTTGATTGTGCGGGAATGTATTGCGGTTCATGAAGATGACTATGGTGTTGATATCATTGGCGATGTATTAAAGAAACATTTCGGAGTTGAAGAATGAATATGTTCATATATGTAGTGTTGGGTATCATGGTCATATGCATGTTGGGCATATGTATCTGGATGGTGATCAAGTCTCGTCAATCTGATGAAGCCTATGAGCAAGCATTGGATGAGATCTATGGAAGGAAACGATAAATGGATGAACTAGATCAAGATTCCATGCACATGCGTGGTGAAGTGCTGACCGGCAAGTACAGGCATTGGTGTAATGAGTTCGATGGTTTGCCCGTAGATGAGAACTGTTTCGAATTCAAGTTTTGTACCTGCTTCGAGACCAGTGATGAGATCACAACATTACAAGGGAAGATCAAACTACCATGAAGGAAAGAACAACAGAGGAGACAATGATCCTCCTAGCAAAGATGTCCGGTCTAAAGAAACATCATAGCTCAGACCAAGAATTCATTGGCGATCTAGATTGGAGACACCTAGTGCAGGTCGTAGCCTGTGAGTGTATCCTTACGATCCAGTTGAAGATGCCACGTAATGGTGTCAACTCTGCCGAGAACGTCCAGTCCAAGAAGCATATCGAAGACATATCCCGCAAGTTCGGTATCAGTATGCCAATGACGCCGCGCCAGCTAGAATGGAATGATCAACCACCCTCTTCGCCTGATCTAACATAAACAACAAAAAATGAAGAAACTTTTTACTATAGAAGAACCTACCAATAGAGAAGAAGAATCTATTAGTATAGAATCATGTACAGGTAAAGATCCCTCACATCTTACCCGATCCTGTAGATACGAACCCGTATCCTGTTGTTACAATCATGCTAGTATAGAACAAAGGATGTCGTATATGATACTATGTCCTACCTGTGGTAATAAGAGATGTCCTAAGGCTACCGATTGTAGTGAATCCTGTACAGATAGCAATGAGCCAGGACAAGCAGGTAGTAGGTACACCTGATCTAGTAGAATAAAGAAGTGATTCTATATTCCTGCGGGTGTGGCATGTGAGCTGGGAAAAAGGGCCGAAAAAGATGATAAAAACTGATGAACCAATGGCATTCAGGATCGCCAGACGTTGAAAACAAAAGTATTCAGTGACGCCACATGGCAATACCCGACTAATTTAGTATACTATTACACAAAACGGTGTACATTTGCCCGAAACCGTGTATAATAGCACCATAGACTAACAAAGGTACTATGGTACCAAACCAAATCGGAAATCTAAAATGACTGCTAACATCCTCCTCTCCTACGACAAAGCTTCTTCTAAGTTCAAAGTTTCTATTAACGGTAACAAGTTCACTACCGGTAAGCAAGACTACATCGAGTATATGTACAAGAAAATCACTGGCACTAAGGCAACCTTTGCTGAGATCGAGGCAATGTGTAAGCCTACAGTATCAGACAAGTTCGGTATCAACCAACGCTTTGGTTTCGTAGAAAAGCTGGTCCAGATGGTATGCTCTGGTGTTCAACCCTCAGCAGTTATCACCGGTCAGGGTGGCCTTGGTAAGACCTATACAGTCATGAAGACTCTCCGCTCAGCCGGTCTCCGTGATCTGGCCGATGTTATGGCTAAGTCTGAGATTGGTGCTAAGGTAGACATGAAGTCTTGCTTTACTACTATCAAGGGTTACTCTACAGCTAAAGGCCTCTATCGTACTCTCTTCGAGAACAACAATGCTACCATCGTGTTTGATGACTGTGATGCAGTTCTGAAGGACCCAGTTGCTCTCAACCTGCTCAAAGGTGCTCTGGACTCATACGGCAAGCGAGTTATCAGTTGGAACAGTGAATCCTTCCGTGGTGAAGAAGACCTCCCACGTAGCTTTGAATTCACCGGTCGTATCATCTTCATCTCTAACATGGACCAAGATAATATCGACCAGGCCATCCGCTCACGTAGCATGATGATCGACCTCAGCATGACAGACGACCAGAAGATCGACCGTATGGCTCACATTGCCTCTACAGACGAGTTCCTCCCAGAGTATACAGCCGAAGTCAAGGCCGATGCTTTGGACCTGATCCGTAGCATGAAAGAAGAAGCTAAAGAGATCTCCCTCCGTACTCTCATCTCTATCAGCAAGATCCGCGCAAGCAACAAAGATTGGAAAGACTTGGCAGCATACGTACTGTGTAACTAATAGGTGATATGGCGGTACCTCAGAGTAGGGGTACCGCGCGTATCGGGCCATGGCCATTGATATTGGCGTTGGGCTGTGGTACCTGACTAGTGGCCTAGTGGACCGACTGTTGTTATTCAGTTTTAAAACCGATGCCTCATAATGGAAAATTTTTTCCCGCAGGAAATACCCTTTGAATACCTTAGTTTTAAACTGGCCGCTGTTTTATGAAAAAATTTTTCCCGTAAAAATCCCGCGGGAATACCGTGTGTTATAATAGATCTATGAACCAAACAGAATACTTCCAAAAGATTGGCTATCGAGCAGTCTATAATCTAGGTGATCGAGTCCGTGGCTTATTCAATGGTATTCCCTTTGCTGGTAGCATTGGGAACGATACATTGAAGTCTACGGAAGAAGGTCCTTATTTGACTATCCATCCTGATCTACCAGTTCTCTATAAAGGGCATGTCTACAATATCCTTATTGTTAAACATCGTGATATAACTGATCGTTATATAGACGAGAAAAGGTTCCCTCCCTTGAAAGCTAATAAGACTGAAGGTCAACAAACATGATTGAAACTATCCTCTGGCTCTTTGTAGCTTTTATGGTTAAACACTTTGTTGTTGACTTCCCGCTTCAGGGGTCTTATCAATGGATGAACAAAGGTACGTATGGGCACCTTGGTGGTATCCTACATGCAGGGCTCCACGGGCTCGCGACCTTCCTGATATTAGTTCTAGTTACGAATGCGCCGCTGCCTAGCTTATTACTGGCTACCGCCGACTTCCTGATACATTATCATGTAGACTGGGCGAAGATGAATATCAATAAGAAGATGGGATGGAAGGCAGATACACATCCTGAGTTCTGGATTCTACTAGGGCTTGACCAGCTCGCCCACATGCTAACTTATGTTCTTATTATCGCGGCGGTGGCTCTATGAAACTACGAGAACTTAAACTAATCTTAGATGTCTATGCTGACAATACAAGATTCCTAGATGCTGAGGTAATGGTATTAGTCAAGCAACCTAATAGTATTGGCCCGTCGCCTGCTGTTCGAGTTAAGCATGCACAGATGGGCTTTGACTGGGATAATGGGAAGCTATTGATTGCATGTGAACAAGACGTTATGGTCGCCGGTCGCCGACAACGATCTAATTAATAGAGTAAGGAAAGCTGAAGAGAAGTATGGCTGGGCAGACTATGAGATGCGTGGTCTGGAAGCACAGATAAAACGATTAACTAAACGTATTAAGGAGCTAGAAGCATGAACGAGAATGAGAACGAAGACTTGGGCGAAGATGGATTCCCCTACACGATTAACTATGAGAAGATCTTGGAACAGAAGCAGATGCTTCCTATTACTAAGTTGCTAGTAACTGAGTTGCAGAAGAATCCATACATGACACCAGGTGACTTCTTTAAAGATCTGCCTGATTCTACCCTCCATGAACTTCAATCTATTGCTGATGATAATGAATCTAAGCACTTTGAAGAATTGATCTTGATTACAGAAATGTTGACTCAAGCTGAAGGGTTATCCAGCATGTCCTTTGACGAGATGAACAAGCGTACAAGCCAGTTCATTATGTACCTCACGTTGGAATCATTGAAACGTAAGGGATTAATTATACTCCACTATGAGAACATGTCTTTTGGAGATGATTATGGCGACAAGATGATAGCTGAAAAAGTTAAGTAATAAAAAAGGGACCGAAAGGTCCCTTTGAAGTATCTACAAGTAGATGTTAGATTATACCACGAGCCCACATATCTTCTGGGTCCCATGCAGTAGTCTTAGAAGACATAACAGCTGTTGCGTTATTGTTAACCACACTAGACTTATTAGAGTTAGATGAAGAAGCTGCTGAAACTGAAGAAGCTGCTGCGGCCGCTGCTTGTTGTTCTGTCTTTGCTGCCTCATTAGATTGAGTAGCAGATGCTAGTTGTTTAGTACCATCTGACTGAGAAGCAGGAGCCTGAGGTGTAGTTGCTGCTTTAGTTTCGCTACCACCTCCACGTGGATCTGGCAAACCTGCTAGATCTAAAGCTTTCTTAGTGAAGTCATATCCAAACAAGCCTGTCAATGAACTTGCGCCAGCAGTCATACCAACTACTAACCAAGCGAGACCTTTTTGTAATAGACCATTCCAATCAATGTTAGAGAAGAAGTCTTTAGCCTTATTGAATACTTCTATCACGCCTAGAACGATGTTCTTGAATCCATCTACTAAGCCACCAATCACGTCAGTAATAATCTCACCAAACGAGAAGCTTTCCAACCATTCAGCAGCATCTGACATGCCAAAGAATCGTAGGACCCATGATAGACCATCCTTGATGAAGTCTAATAGACCACCAACTAACCCGTCGATCAAGCCAATTAAACCACCTTTGATTGCGCCGAATAACTTATCGACCATGCTACCTTCAGTCTTCTTCCAACCATCAATAGCACCTGAGACAGTATCCCAGATTGACATGACGATTTGAATTGGCCATGCAAGTTTACCAAGGATAGTACCAATAGACTTAAAGAATGTAGTGATAGGCTTTAAGAACTCCATGCTTTCAATCAAGCCTTTGAACATGCCACCTGTACCTGAGAACATATTCTTCAGAGGATCAAAGAGCATGTTAAAGATGTCTTTAATAGATTGCCAAAGCACTTTAATCTCAGGTAATAGTTGATCTACTTTAAAGAAAGATTTAAAGCCATTGATTACATCATCAGTAAAAGATGAAATAGCTTTTAGAATCTTATTCTCTTGGAACATTGTCTTGATGAATTCCCAAGCTTGCATGAACTTGCCAGAGACAAACTCTTGAATAACTTTAAATGTATCAGTGATAGCTGTAAAGGTTTTAGCGATTAGACCATCAATCTTAAATGTCTTTGCTAGTGTCTTCCATGCGCCAACAAAGTCTTTAACATAGTTAGCGACGAATGCAATACCACCTGCGACAAGACCAGAAATAAGAGCACCAGCAAGTCCAAGCCAAGAGAAGTCTCCCTTGGCTTTTTCTTTCTCTTTTGGTTCTTTCTTATTGAGACTCTTAAGTAGTAACTCCATCTCCTTAGCACGTTCAGCATCTTTTTCAAGCTGAGCCATGTGGTCACCAATCATCTGGTCTCTCATAGTAAAGACTGCGTCTCTAATATCAAAGATGTTTCCAGCAATGTTGTTGAGAATAAAGTTACCAGCGATTACATCATCGTTGCCTGCAATCGTCTGTTTACGTAGGTCGTCAACTAGAGTTCTTAAAGACGTTTCGCCGCCAGTGTTTCCACTATCAGCGGCCCCGTTCTTTTTCTTATTTGCGTTCTTACCCATTTAGATACTCTTATCTTTTGTACTGACTATTAATCTTTTTGATTCGTTCGTTCTCTTCTTTGACGTGTTCAACTAGCATTGCCACATAGACTTCCCTCTCCCAAGGTAACATCTCATTCAGTTCAGTCAAACTATATTTGTGATGTTGCATCATGATAAAGTTTGCCTGATAATGAGACATTAACGAATCATGAGAGAGTGCTACGCGAAAAAATTTTGTAAACCCTCGAGGACTACATGATTGTGATGCTCGCATGATGTGCAAGCAAAACTGATGTCCTTCTTAAGTTTAGGCATACTCTCAAAGAAGTCTTTGATTTTGTTAAACTGTTGAGTGTTCAACGAATCGATGAACGCCTCTACGTCTTTCTTGTCTGATTCAGATGTTGGATATACATTCTCTGAATCAAAGATAGATTCAATACATGCACCAACTACAGCAAACGTATTGCTTACGTCAGATGCACCTGAACCAATAACTTTCATTACATCGTCAGTAGTTGGATACTTCATCATGACACCGACTTTGTCAGTTAACATGATTTTGTTTGATACAACTTTATCCTGCTCGATGTTAATATCGTTTAGGTTAACACTAACTTCGTTAGTGCTTCCACATTCTGTACACTTATAACCAATCACAGAAGTTTCACCAACTGATTTAGAACGTAACTTCAAGAAGATGAGTTCTAATTCTGCAGTTGGTAGATGCTTTGCTTTGATCTCTCCAAATGTACATGCATCGATGATGTCTTGAATAGTTTTCAAGATCATTTTCTGATCGCTACTTTCCATAGCCATCATCAATAGTTTTTCTTCTTTCACCAAGTAAGGACGATAGTTAATCGTCTTCTTACTTAGTGGTAATTCCAATTCATACTTCGGTGCGTTTAATACGATAGGTAAAGACATAATATACTCCAATAAAAATTATAAACCAAACGTCTTGCCAACAGAACCAAGGAGAACCTTGCCCTTTGACAAAATCGATTCCACGAATCCTTCTTGACCCCAGTCTTCATATGCAAAAGTCATAGTGATTTTTTGGAACTGGTTCTCTGATGAGTTGTTCAATTCATATGAAGCCATAGTGATAGGATAAGCATTCTTTAAAGTGCATGTATAAACAGGCACGTCACGCTGATCAAGTTGCTGGATAATAATATCCGTTGCATAACTTGAGCGATATTTCATAGTCATTGTCTTACGATCAATGATTTTGTCCATCCAATTATCAAAGAACTTTTTCATATAGTGATCATTGGTAATATGGAAAGACATTGTAACGTCGTCATTAATGTAGTTATATGGCATCTTAACTGCAAGCATATTGTTAACTACATCGTTAGTTGCGATCTGACGTCCAGGCATTGTAACAGAATCGCATAGGATTGATACATCACGTGGATCGTTGAAGAAGTTATTACCACCAGCGTTGCCCTTATTAAATGCCTTAGCAATTAATTCTTGTGGGTCAAAACTGATAAGTGGCAAAGGCATATAAACCGCGAAACGGTTTGATGGTGCCAATCCACCACGCTTACTTACAAGCGATTTGAAGTTATCTACGTTCATCGTCCTAGAATTTTTCTTCTTGAGTCTACCCAAACTTGATTCTTCTTAGCGCCTTGGAATTTTTCTGTTGGCAAGAAGATTGCTGTTTCCCATTCTTGGGAAGGCACCATCATTAGTTTAGAAGTAATGTTTGTTGTTAGGTAATGCTTAAAGCACGGGGCAAATTCTTTAAATCGCTTTGCACCATTCAGCAAAGAATAATTCAATTTGAAACGAGTCTTCTCGTCGAATTCGGTCTTATTAGCAATCACCATTAGCTTATCTAAGAAGATAGCGCGAGTGAGAGGTTTCAAATAATGTAGGTTGATACCATAGAACCCGCCAGGTGCAGGAGCAACTGCTAGGATTAATGGGAACGCATCGTAAAAAGGAAGCGTCTCTTTACCCTTTGGATCATATGTAAAGTGATACATGTATCCGGGAAAGAATCTATTCTTACGTACAAGGTTAGGGTCTTTTAAGAATGTGACCTCGTTGATACGTTTAATACCACGAACACGATCAGTGAACCATTGTTGTGATTCTTTTGAACGTGCTTCTATGCCTGCACTCGTAAGTTCAGTTCGTAATTTATCAAATAAAGATATTGCCATATCTCTATTTATTATAAAATTTTGATACCCATAGCTTTAATTTCGTCCTCAGTCCAGATGACAAACTTCCAACCTCTGTCTTCAGCATAGGTCTTTGCAGCTTTCCACTTACATTGGTTCTTCACATACGTTGCTGCCTCAACTAAGAACTTTGGTGTTTGACGACTTGGTCGTTTAGGTGGAACTGTTTGCTTCTTTGGTTTAATCTCCACTAGGAAAGTACCCTCAGAGGTGGTGAATTTTAAGTCAACGAAATAGCGATGGTATTTTCTATCCAAGTCATAATAATAAGGTACGACTACCTCTTCACTTGACCATTTTAAAATCTGTGGATTATCATCACACCATCTAAAGACGTTGCGTTCCCATAGCGATCTATAGATCACCTTCGTGTGGTCACCTGCGTATTTTGCAGGATTCTTAACCTTGTACATACCTTTGTAGGTTGCCATATAAATAATAGGTCCGTATCTATAAAAAGAGACAATTCAATGTTAGATAAATTAATCAATGATGCCAAAAGCTCGATCAACAGAGCCGTTGGTACATTCACAAATCCACTTGGTAAAAATGCTGGTACATTAAGATACCCGCTTGGTGACGTCAATCGTTTCGAGAACGTCATCAAGTTTACAGCATTAGCGCGAGTTAAGAAAAGTTCTATGCTCGACTTTAGAGTGCCAGAGATGAAAGAAAGTTCACTCGGCTCTGTAGTCTTATATATGCCTGCTGGTGTAACTGTTAACGACAACCTATCCTATGATAATGCTGATACTGGGATTGGTGGTATGTTAGTGAACGCTGCTGGTTCATCAGCCGGACCTGGTGAATTCGTAGATAAACTAAAAGACAACGCAAAGCCTTTAGTACAACGAGCAGTGTCACAGAAGTTAGCAGACTTCTCGCAAGAAAAAGGCATGGTTGGTGGCGCAGCAGCTCAGGCATTAATTAACTCTGGTGAAGTAGTTAACCCTCACACTCAGATGTTATTCAAGACACCAGCACTACGTCAGTTCTCTTACACATTTAAGATGGTGCCAAGAACATTAGCTGAAGCACAACAGATCATTAAGATTGTTACGTTCTTCCGCGCAGCAGCATACCCAGAATTAGGCAATGGTGGTGGCGAAAAGGTAAGCACCGGTCAAGGCACTATTGATATGTCTACATTCAAATTTCCAGATATTTTCAAAATTACGTATTTGAATAAAGGAAATGAAAACAAGAATATGATTCGTCATGTAGATTCATATCTAACTGCAGTAACAGTAACATATAACCAAACTTCTCCTACGTTCTTTGCGAATGGTATGCCATCTGAGATTGATCTTCAGTTGACATTCCAAGAATCTAAGGCACTAAACAGAAACATGATCAAGACTCAAGGTTACTAATGTCATTATTCTTTCAAGGCTTTCCTACAATCAATTATGACGTATATGGAAATGGACGTCCAATTGAAGTCGTAGATATTTTCAGAGCTGTTCGTCTACGTAAAGCGGTACGAGATGAAGTTCTATTGTACACACAATATACTATTCAAGATGGTGAACGACCAGACCACGTGTCAATGAATCTATATGGTTCAACTGATTACTACTGGACGTTCTTTATGATTAACGAAAATCTTGTAAATGCATTTACAGATTGGCCTATAACTCAAGATGAATTAGAGCATAAGATTGCGTTAAAGTATCAAGGCTACGTAATGTCAACTGACACTGACGTTTCAAATAAGTTTTCTAAAGGTGAAGTATTACAGGGTCTTGTTTCAGGTGCTACTACAACTATCTTGGAAAAAGATACTAACTTAGGTTTAGTCAAAATTGGTAATACGACAGGAACGTTTACAAATGGTGAATTGATTCGTGGAACTACTACTAACGACACGATGGTGTTATCATACATCACTTCGTTTGCAGATGCAGTTCATCACTTTGAAGACACTGATGGAAATGAAATTATGCGTTCTATTAATGCTATACCTATCACTAATAGCGAATATGAAATTATTGAGAATGAAAAGCGTACACAAATTCGTGTAATTCGTCCTGAGTATATCTCTAGAATCGCTGAAGAGTTCTATCAACAAATTAACCCAGAAGCACAATAATGTCAGCAGTAGGTAAATTAGATTATTCGATTGACTCAGCAAAACTGACGTCATCAACAGGTGAAGTGCTAGAATTCAAAGACTTGATCACAGCAGTTGACGTCTATGAATCATTATTATCACCTTACATTAAAGTTGAATTGACATTAGTCGATTCATCTAACTTCTTAGAAGTTGCTCCTATTATTGGTCAAGAAAAAGTTGACATTCAAATCACTGAAGCTGGTAAGAAAATAAAGCAAACTTTCTATGTTGGATCAGTTGCCAATTACGTAAAAGCAAATAACGCTGCAGCAATGTATACGCTTAAGCTTATTACGCCAGAACAAATGATGAATAGTTTAAAGCTTGTATCTCAAGCATACAGTGGAACTATTACAGATAGCATCACAAAGATCATCAAAGACTATCTAAAAAGCGAATTCAAAAACATTCCAGATATGTCAGTTGGTAACTATAAAGTAGTTATTCCAAATTGGAATCCATTCCAAGCAATTGAATGGTTAGCACGCAGAGCAATCAATAATAAGCAAACACCGTTTGCATTCTATGAAACATGGTCTGGTGGTTATAACTTTGAATCATATGAAACGATGTTCAAGAAAAAAGTGTATAACAAGTTTGTTCATAAGAGTGGAACTGCTGCGACGAATGATGCTCAGAACCAACAAGCTACATATAATGTAGCAATTGAATATGACATTAGGGAATACTCAAACACATATAAGAACACACTGCGTGGAACATTTGGTTCGGCAATGCATGTAGTTGATATTGCTACGAAGAATTATAAGCTTCTAAAGTATGATTATGCAGATGACTTTAAAAAGAAACAACATTTAGATACAGGTTCTTTCTTAAACCCGCAATTTAAAGTTGAGAATAAATCTCTTAATGAATATGATGCTATTCATCATCTGACAAATAAGAACACTAAAGCATTTGGTGATCAAGCATTTAATAACTATAATAATGAAGCCGAGTTTACTAAACTAGAAGCAGATCCATTCTTATATCAGTTATCGCTTAACAAAATTCACATGGTTGTTCGTGGAAGATATGATCTATGTCCAGGAAAAGTAATTGAGTTTGAAATCGATCGTGATAAGCCAATGGTGTATGGAAACAATAAAGACATCAATGAATACATTTCTGGTAAGTACTTAGTTCTTAACACTCACCATAAAATGATTAGTGGTAAATATGTTATCCTTATGGATGTTGTTAGAGATTCTCTCGGCAAGAAAGTGAAGAAGCGTTAATGAAAAATTATATGAATTGGTTTACCGGCGTAGTTGAAGATCGCTTTGATCCTCAAGAACTAGGCCGTGTGCGTGTACGTATCTTTGGTTTACACACTGATGACACCTCTAAAATTTCTACAGGTGATCTACCTTGGGCACATACACTTATGCCTACGACATCTGCATCTATTTCAGGTGTGGGTTTATCACCAACTGGTTTAGTTGAAGGTTCATGGGTTGTAGGATTCTTTGCTGATGGCGACAATTGTCAAGACCCAGTTATCCTTGGTTCAGTTCATGGATATCCTACACAACCAAACTCTGAACGTCGTGCATTCAAAGATGCTGATGGTAAATACCCACGCTGGTTGAACGATACTGATGTATCATATGTTGCACGAGAGAAGTGGAAGTCACATTCATCATACGCAGCACGTTCAGCATCTACAGTTACTGGGATTGAAACCGCAACTAAGCCAAACATGTCAACGACTGTTTCAGGTGCTAGTGAAGAAAAGCGTTCTTCATGGGCAGAACCAGAACCACGTAATGGGATTGAAGGTAATTACCCATACGTTCATGTGTTTGAAAGTGAATCTGGAATTATTAAAGAATATGATGATACGCCAGGCGGCACACGAATAACAGAGTATCATCCATCAGGTACGTTCTACGAAGTCTACCCAGATGGTAAGAAGATGACTAAGGTTGTCGGTGATAATTATGAAATCATCATTCACGATAATAATGTACTAATCCGTGGCGCAGAAAACGTAACCGTTGAAGGTGACGTACGTCATATGATTAAAGGTGACTATACAATGGAAGTCTCCGGTGACTATAATCTAAAAGTGCATGGTAGTAGAAATACTAAAGTGTCATTCAATGATTCAATTGAAATCAATGGTAACTTCAGTTCAAACGTTCAAGATAATTTAATGGTGCGTGTTGGTGGTAACTCTACATATATGACAACTGGAAATAAAACAGAGTCTATTGGTGGAACGTCTACATTGACGGTGACAGGTGATGCAGATAATGTCTACTTGTCTAAATTGAGTATCTTCTCAAACGCTGATCAATCAATCACAACAAACGCATCACAAACATTACAATCTGTATCAGGTTTGATATTCAATTCACAAGCTAATTGGACATTAACATGTAAAGCAGATATGTCAATTGATGTATCAGGCACCTATGGTGCTAAATCTGGTGGTGCAGCAAATATCGAATCAGGTGCTGCACTTGGTCTAAAATCTGGTGGCGCAACAAACGTAACTGCTACAGAGTTTGCTGTTGCCGCTGCTTCTATAAAGTTCTAATATGGCACTATCACCTTGTGGCGCAAATGCTGCTCTTGAAGAAGCGGCAGCTGGCATCGATAATCTTAAAGAATCACTTAGCGCTGGTTTAGAATCAGTAAGTGATATTGGCGCATTAACTGCAACAATTAAAAAGAAGATGGCCGAGGCAAATCCACCAAAGCCACCATCAGCAAACTTACAAGAAGAACTTGCTAATCTTCCTAATCTAACGCCTGATGAGTATACTAAAAAGGTTGCTCAATTGAAAGCGTATTTCGGTTCAGCTGTACCAAACTTAGATGAGACAATTAATAAGATACCGAAGCCTGCAGGTTTAAATGCTGCGGGTAATAGAGACATCTTTGGTGATATGCAAAAGTTCTTAGGCAATGCTGGCGCTGCTTTCCAAAACGTTCAGGATTTATTATCACAGTCAAGTTTACAAGATGTTATTGGTAACGTATGTAAAGACGTTCCAAACGTTGAAGTCGAGTTTAAAACTGATGGAGATGGTAATGTATTATACGACGCATCAGGAAATCCAGTTGTACTCCCAGTTGAAGTAAAGGCTGATGCACCTGCATCACCAACAACAAATCCTGCTAAAGAAACAAAGCCTGATGATCCTCCTTCAAAGGGTTTCACCTTTGCATTCACTAAAGATAAACTGACTAAGGCTACTACTGCTAAAGCTGCTGAATGGTATGACGCAATGAATACGGTTTTACCAAAGTATGGTATCACTACACCTGAACGTGTTGCAGTTTTCCTAGGTCAAATTAGCGCTGAAGCAGGTGCTAACTTTACAATGCTAAAGGAATCATCTGCATATAAGCCTGCATCATATTACTCGATTTGCCAAAAGCGCTTGGGTTTAAAATCAGTTGACGATTGTAAACCATACCTTGTTACGCCAGAAAAGACGTTCCAAGGATTATATGAATCTACTTTGGATGGAGTATTCCATTACATGGGGTTGAACTTACATGGCAAATCAGTTATTATGAAAGGCGATGGTGCTAAGTTCTGTGGTCGTGGCCTAAAGCAATTAACTGGTCGAGCAAATTATGCGCGTGCCAGTCGTGAGATTTATGGTGATGATAGACTATTGCGTGACCCAGAACAAGTAGCAACAAATAAAGAGGTTGCATTAGAGACTGCATGTTGGTTCTGGAAATCACGTAACTTAAATGGCCCAGCAGATAAGTTTGACATTGTGACAGTCACTAAATTGGTTAACGGTGGAGACTTAGGTCTTGCTACCCGCAAATCAGTTGCTGAAAAAGCACTTGCTGTCTTCAAATCTTAATAAATATAGATATGCGAATTCAATCCAATTCAGACTTTTCAAATCACACCAAGGTGTCTATCCTAGGTAGAGAATCTACGTATGCAGATTTAGACCTATTATTTAGACCAAATCCTGTGACTGGTGACATTAATCCAGTTCGTGATATTGAAGCCATTAAGCGTTCAATCAAAAACTTAATTTTCACAAATTACAATGAACGTCCATTTCAACCTGAAATTGGCTCAGGCATTCGTGATATTCTATTCGAGCCTGCAGACGAAATCACAATCCACGATTTAAAAGAAGCAGTTATTCGTACGGTTGATAACTTTGAACCACGTATTTCACTTCTTAATGTTGACGTTGTAGATAATGCTGACAACAACGAATATACAGTCAACATCGAATTCATCATTTTAGCTAATGAACAAATTGGTTCAAGCACACTTATTCTAGAGAGATTACGTTAATGGCATCTAACCTACGAGTTACTGAGTTAGACTTTTTCCAAATTAGAGAAAACCTTAAGACATACTTAAAGTCTCTACAAGGCAAAGGTAAGTTTACAGATTATGACTTTGACGGGTCAGGCATGTCAGTGCTTATTGATCTATTGGCTTATAACACACACTATAACGCTATCAATGCAAACATGGCGATCAACGAGGTGTTC